AGGTAGCGTTATAGTAGCCTCTCTATTCCCTCTTACAAGGTTGTTTCCCCCTTGGATAATTAAATTCCCAAACAGCTTGCCCAAACAGATATACCACGCATTTACATTGCTGAAATCATATCTGATTCCAAGGCCTGTTGCTTTCTCACTTTCCAAGGCATTGACTACATCGGTTGCGTTTTTGATATTCAGGCTACTTAAAAGCGTTTTTACCAATTGTAAAGTAGGTGTTTTTGCTAATGAATCGCTATTATCTACGCTAGTAATCATGTTATTGACTTTTTGAATAATGGCATTGAAACGATTGTCATGTGCATTTGCATCTGCGTTATGCTTTGTCAACTCACCTTTTGTTACATATGTATCATCACTTGTTACAAATGTAATATTTGTTGCATTTCCAATCTTTGTTCTAATGTTATAAATTTCAGCATTAATTGGTGTATTCTTATCTGGCATCAACCCTACATTGTTACCACCATTAGAATACGAGTATAATACCTCTTCTCCATCACCGCATTTTGCGAATAAGCCTACTTCTTTTGGAAAAAATGAATGTTCAAGTGTCTTATTAGATAATACTGCTTGAATTACATATTCACCATCTCCACCTTTTTCACCATTTCCGATTGGTAACTCCATCTTTGGTGAAACTAATCCTGTCATTGTATCAATATCTAACCCAGTATCATCGCCATCACCAACTACAACTTTAGTGAATGTTATTGGTTTCTTTGTTGCGATGCTTTCTGCTAATAAGTTATAACCTTTTTTGGTAACTCTATTTCTATTGTATACGTCTGGCATATATCCTCCTTAACTATTAATTACAGTAGTTACATGTTTTCTTTCAACGACAACTGCAGCATATAGATTTGCAATATCCATTTGTGTATCAATTCCTATATCTGGCTCAATATTAACAATGCTACTTGTTGTAACATGTACTGCAGCATACACCTGCTCGCCTACGTTATGCACATCAGCAATTGATATACCTATGTGCGATGGTTTCACAATCGTTAAGTTTTCTCTAATTTGATTGACTGCATACACAAATGATGAATCATAGAATTCTATTTTTAGCAATCCGTCCTCAAATTTAACATCCACATCATCTAATACGAATGTCTTAATGATTGCTTTAATCTTTTCTAATGTACATTTACCGCTATTGTTCCATAGCATTTGTACAATGTTTCTACGTTGTTCAATCGAACCTTTAGCTACAATGCCTAAATCCTTTTCATACACACGCAAGCCACGTTCACTTACTGTATCAAAGAACCCATTGTCTAATAATTCATCAAGCAACACATCAATATCTTGCAGTTGTAACCCTGCTGATTGATACAACTCACGAACCCACGGATCATTGCGATACATTTTGTTGATAGCTTTTAATGCGTACTCTTTAAATTGAATCTTATTCATTTAGATCCACACTAACTGTGCCTAATGTAGCAACTTGTTCTACCGTTAAATCAATTTTTGTAGTTTGTCCATTGACTGTAACGCTTGCATAGTCGGTTACTCCAGCACTATCGATTATGATATTGGCAATTTGTGCGACTGAAACATAATCTTGTTTGAACGCAATTCGTTTTAGGTATTTAGTAACCGCATCAGTTATATCAGCTGTAATAGTTGATTTCGTAGCAGTACTGATATGTTTCACTCCAGTTACTTCTACATTAATTGGTACGTTGGTAGCACTAACTACTGTGCAATGTGCCCCTATTGGTGCTTGCCCTGCTCCAATACCTTTACTGTCTGGATCTATATAATCTTGTACACGTTTAACTAAATCACTATCAGCAGGCTTTCTATCAGAATTAATGATGATAACTTTAACTGTATTGTTACCATTCCATAATCCTATGACATGAGCCTCACCAACACCTTCGACTTCTTTCGCCCACTGTTTATAGTGGTAATCGTTACCGCTCGTTGCTGGTTCTCGTAGCTCTTCGTAATAGCGTTCACGTAAATCATCGTCTGTTTCTTCATCTTCGCCATTGATTGCCGCATCATCATTGATTACATTGTTGATACCAGCAATAGTAATAGGCATCTGCGTGATTGTACCTTTAGGAACATTTCCAATGCTACCAGCTTGCATACATCTGATTTTGATAACTGAATTCTTTTCTACATCCTTTGTTTCAAGGCTTTCATATTGAATACCAGTTTCGCTTTCAAATAAATCACCTGCATGAATAGTACCTGTTCCGTCAACGATACGTAAATTACATACTGCCTTAGTAGCTAATTTACGTTGTGTTCCTTTACGTTGAAAACATACACGAGTTAATTCATCACCTGTTAAATTATCTACGTTCTGTTTCCATTCGATTTCTTCTGCTTTTTTCCAAAGTTCAAGAATAGCGAATGCCTCGCCCCTAGTTAAATCATACGTAGGAAAGCCTTCGGTCTTTTGATAGCTATCGTCAATGTGTTCAAGCATCGTATTATGAATGTTATCCACACTATAATTCGAGTTCATAATCTATCTTTACCTCCTCTCCTGTATTCGTTACGACTGTAAAATAAAAGATACCAGCGTTGAATTGCCAATCTTTGACAATCACCACGCATGGTACCTTGTTCATAATGCCCTCTGTTATACGCCGTTTAATTTCTGCCACTTTGTATGACCTAGGCAATCTATATCCTAATAGTTTTCGTAGGTCTAACCCAAAACTATCGGTATAGATCATATATTTTTTCATTTCTGTTCGAATAAATAACTCTATCCATTGCTTTATTGCCTCTATCTGTGTATCTTCTACATTTCTTCCGTCTTTGAACACAAATCTATGTGTCTTGTAATCAAATGCGAATGAACGGCCTACCTTATGTTGTGCATTGGTAACTGTGGCCGTAGATTGGATAGAGTTAGTAAAGTTATAGTCCTTTGGAAACATTACACACCTTCCTTAACTATATCCACGATAAAGAAATGTTGCTCATTTTCATCTGGAATTACTAATACTTTATCCCCTGGTTTCCATAATTCATCAAGCACTATCTTTCCACTACCCTGTGCACTATATGGAGGACTACCAGGGCAATCTTTATGGGCAATAGTTCCACTATGTCTGTACGAATACGTTGTAATGTGATGTATTAATTGAAAGCACACATATCCATTGGATGCATTAATTTTAAACTTTCCGTCTTTAATGGCTACTTCCCATGGTGATGTGCTGATAACTTCACCTAATACTGCTCCTATTCGTACAGGATTAGTCCTGTTTTTAAATTCGGATGCCATTCTACTGTGCCATTCTTCCATATTCTCACCACCTATGACATCTTAATAACCTTAGTCGGTGCTTCGCCATTATGCCATGCATAATTTGCATCTGGATAAAATTTAGCGTGGCCAGCACTTGTACTATTGCCAAAGCATCCACCTGCACCATCTGAAATTACAACGTGTTGATTATCCCCATATACAAGAATATCGCCTTTATTAGCGTATCCATTAAATGTTTCTACCTTGTACCCTGCATTTTGTGCATTATTTACAAGAGTATCTACATCAGCCGTACCAATATCCGCCTGTTGTTTTAGAAATGGACTATAATATGAACCAGCTTTCACCGCTACATCTACGCACCCATTATCACGATATACGCTTTCATATCCGTTCAATGCATTCATACCTGCATCTACTTGTGTAGCATTAGCCGTGCTATTCGTTGCATTAGGTGTAACAGTTGTAGTAGTACTTGTTTTATACTTGCTTGTATCTAATTCTGCCTCTACACGTTTTAAATCTAATGTCATTGTATGGTTCACTCCGTAATTATGCTTGCAATTAGTAACTAAGAATTTATCATGAATATCTACTGTGTAATCATTGATGATAATTACACGGCCACTGCGTACAGTATCATCACCTAATAGCGTAAGACTTAGTTTTTCCTTAATCTTATTACTATCTTGAATGGTTTTCTTCGCAATCTGTGCCGTTTGTGCCTGTTTCTTATCGTCTACCTTTATGATTTTCTTAATCAAGCCATATTTCTTGATGCTTTCATCATCTTGGATAGTCGATTTTACAGATTTGCTCTTTTCCTTGCTAGAAATTGCCACGATACTATTACGCATATCTTCCATGCTCAAATCTCTTGAGTAATTGTTAATTGGTTGAGTTATGACCTTATCTAGTACCAAATCTTTATAATCTTCCACATGTACTTTACCTTCCCTATATTCTAGTCGGTATTTATACCCTGTTTCTTCGGTAGCCTGTTTGATGATGTCTTTGATTACATCCGATATAGGTTGACCTTGATAGATTTTCTTGATTTTAGTCTTTATGTCGGCCACATTTCCAAGTGGTACATTGTTTTCTTTACATACCTTCTTGATTGCCTCTAACCCACTAACTCCATTGAATTGTATTTCAATCTCTGATTTATTGAGATAAAAGCAGTAATCAAAGCAAGTATACGTGTATTTATTAGCACCACTCTGTTTTTCGCTCACGATGATACCTTGAAAGACTTCTTCTTCCTTTGGTTCTTCGTTTAGTGTTGTAGTAGCACTCTTGTTGTTATTACTTACTTGATTACTAAACTCTATCTTGCCCCCAATTGCTAGGCGTGTACCCATCATATTAAAATCAAATGGATTATCTGCTAAGTCAAATGTAAATTCTTGACCTAGCGTATCAATGCCATCTGACCTTTCATAGTTGTTTGTGTAAGCTGTAATTTCACGTGTTTCTGTTACATCCTTGCCGTCTTTACCTTTTGTTACATTGGTATATTGGAGTTTCATTTCTTCCCTCCTGTGCTTGATGTAGTAGTGCCTTTACTAGCCTCTTTATTTTCACCGCCTGTATCGGATTGTGTTTGAGTGGATGTATTTGTGTATACATACTCTTCAATACCAATAGTCGCTTTTATATCGCCTACCTTATCCCATGTGTATGATAGATCATTAACTACACATGGCATGTTTAGTATTTCATTTCCATCAGATTGGATAATACAAATCCGCATCACGGCCTTTGTTTGCCGTTGTGCTTGAAAAAACTGTAAGCATTGTAGTCCATCTGTACCATTGCCACGAATGAATGAGTAATCTTTCCCTACAGGTAAGAGAATATTATCAAGGCTTAATGTTCTAAGACCTAACGGCCCTATTAACTTAATATCTCCTCTTAATCCGTTGAAAGTTTCATTCTTTTGTGGCTCATTTATTGTTGGTAATGGATTAGGTACTACAGGCAATGTGATATACTCATCTGTCAATTCAGAATGAAATACTATGTCTGTAGTTGGTTTCTTATCTAAATAATCTAAGACTTTCCCCACTAATCCATGTGATAGCTTATCAGCATATCTTGTAGCACGTGTAATTGCCATTTTTTGTAATTCAGCTTGCTTAGATTGTATGCGTTGTTGCATGACCTTCTTTGCGCTGTCTTGAAATCTCACATTACACCTCCTACATATTGCCCATTGCTAACATAATTTTATCCGTGATGTGATTACCACATGCATCCATGAATTCTTCATTGCCAATGACATTGCCTTGCACTGTTACATTAACAGTTATGTTGCCTCTGTTATTGGCTAATTGTTGCATGCTTTCATCATGTGGAATAATTTGCGATCCATTTGGTAGATTGATAATTTCACCACGCTGATTTTCATTAACGTAGGTCGCTCCACCTTTCCAATACTCTGTACCTGTTGCGTTATTATGGTCTCCATCAAATACACGGCCAACTGTTTTGTTATATAACCATTGACCGCCCTCTTTAATGGCATCGATTTTTTCGCCAGCCCATTGCAATTTATCTTGTACCCAACCAAGAACACCTTCTGCTACGGATTTAATAATGTCAAAATATCCAGTAAAGATTTTTACAAGGCCATTGAACGCCATATCCCAGTTGCCTGTAAATACGCCTGTAATGAAATCAATAATTCCACTAAATATCTGTGTTACATCGTCCAATATTGGTGCAATGATTGTCATGAATCCGTTATATAGTTCTGTAACTAAAGCAATAACGCTATTAACAAACTCCATGCATCCACTTACAATGCTCTCCCATAGTTCAGATGCATAGGTAGAAATTGCATCCCATACAGATAATGCTACTTCTTTTACTGTATCCCAGTTATAAATTAACAATGCTAATGCTGTGATGATTGCATATATAGCAAATAACATAGGATTAGCTAACATGAGCATATTTAAAATCCGCACTACTCTAATGACTGTTGTGAATGCCCCTGCTATTGAACTAATTAATGGAATTACTTTACCAATAACATTAAATGCAACAAATCCTACTGCTACGGCCTTAATAACAGGTAACAAGAATCCTAGATTTTGAGTACACCACTTAATCACATCACCTAGTCCAGATATAACGCTTTTAACAACGCTCATTGCACTGGTTAGATTTTCTTGGATGCTTTCCTTGTTATCATTTACCACTTGTGCAATGTATGTAAAAGCACCGCTAAATAATCCAAATATATCCTGTATTACAGGTGCAATGATTGGCATGATTGTACTAGCTAGATCTATAAATGCTTTTTGCATTGGCAATAATGATTTACCAATAGTTGCCATTAGTGCGGCCTGTTGGTTTTTCATTCGTTTGAGTTGGCCATCTGGAGTATTAGCTAATATTTCATTCTGTTTGGAGAATGTGCTATTAACTACTTCATTAATTGCAGCTAACTTCTCGGCCTCTGTACCATTCTTGATGATTTCCTTTTGTGCCTCTGTAAGAGGTATCTTCATCTTGGTTAAGCCTGCCACATCACCATTGAACGCACGCCCAATTGCTTGCGATGCCACCTGTGCATCTTCTGCTGTTGCATTGATACCAAATTTACCTGCTACGAGGTTAGTAAGTGCCTCTGAAAGGCCATCTACTTTATCTACAGGCACATTCCATTTATTGAGTTCTTGATACCCAGCACGAATAGTGCCAGCTGAAATTACACCAACTTTACCCCATTTTGCAGCATAATCATTGAGTTGCTTTTGTGCCGTATCAAGTGCTTGTGTTGATTTATCATACAATGAATTGTTATTGGCCAAGCTATTACGCAATAATGTTTGAGATAATTCCGCCTGTTTGGCCACATCAAGGGCTTTTTTCCCATACTCAACAATAGCACCTACACCAGCAAATGCACTAAGGCCAGTCATAGCTAATCCCATTTTAGTGATACTACCAGCAATACCCATGAATTTATTGTTGATTCCACTACCGAAATTACTTAATTTATTTTTCATGGCCGTCATTTTGCGTTCTGTATCTTTGGTTGTATCACCAACCTTTTTCATTGGAGCGGTGAATTGGTCTTTAAGGCTCAATAGTACGTTGATACTTTTAGCCATGCTTGCTCCTTTCTACATCTTCCATATCTAGTTTGAAACATGCTAGATAGAATGTTTTTTCTACTAGATCTAAACCAAGTAATGAGGATAATGTATGACCTTTATTCATGTAATAGCGGAACATAGATAGTTCCTCGTCCGCCTCTATTACTTTTTTATTTCATCAACTGGATTAGTAATGCCATACATTGCCAAGATTGATTCGCCTAATGCACTAATATCTTCAACGCTATCATTAAGGACTTTATAAACTACATCTGTAGGCTCTGCACACTCATATTTATCTTGTAGTTCCTTGCTTTTAAACAACGGAACGCATGCATAGATAAGTTGTACCATCGCATCCATCACCGTGGATAGCGTAGCATCCTGTTTGATTTCATCCATGATGCGTAACACTGTAGGTAGTGGTTGATGAATTACAGTTAATTCACCGCCTAAGCCTTTAACGTATACGTCTTTGGATTGAAACCCTTCTTGCATTTTTCTGTTTAGTAAATCTTCTAGTTGTAATTTAGCCATTTATTATCCTCCTCACTATAAAAGGAAAGGCGATGCATCAGCACCGCCCTATTTATTAAAGAATCAAGTCTAAGTAGTTATAATCAGCAAATTTGAATGGATAGGATTCTTCTTGAACCTTTTTGTTTTCAAATCCATGTGCTAATTCATCTAAAGTAACACCAGTTAATTCGATACGTTCTGCACCATTAACATCAGGATCCGTTAATTTAGATACAATCTTAATATCTGGCACACTGCCATTCTTGATTTTACCTGCAATCTTTTGCGCTACACGGCTATCGATTTTGTGCAATACCAAAGTGCCTGCACCTTCGAACCCTACCAAGCGTTGATGTACACCCATTTCGCCGTTGATGTCTACGGCCTCGTATTTAAGCGAGATTTTAGCCTCAAAAGACTTAACATTAGCGTATAGTTCGCCATCAATCCACACTTTACCAAACTGGCCACGCAAGATTTGATTATGGATTTCTTTATTGTTCGCCATAATTTACCTCCTATTCCATCGTAATTTGGAAGGATAAATCTTCCATAGCATCAAGAATTTTGATTTTAGCAGCAAGATATACAGTGGATTTGAAAGACATTTTCTTTACTTTATCTTCATCCCAATCTTCTGCCTCTAATTTACCTACGCTCAACCAAGCCTCACGTTGATTTTCTACATCGATATAAGCATGATTGTCATACTCTGGATCTAGAATTTCACCATTAACCACTTTAGTTAATGAGCGGAAGTAAGAGTTTACGGAAGAAATAAATAGATATTGATTGTCCAAATGGTTCTTGTATTTGCCCACATAGTATTTTTTGAATGTGGAATACAAATCTTCCATCATCAAGTCCATGGATTCAACAATGATGATTTTACGCATATCTTCTGTGTCAGTAGATGTGAATGTAGTTAATGTATTTACACCACGGCCTACACGTACCACCGCATCTTCATCGTCATTGATGAGAAGTAACCAACCTTCATCAGTCCATTTATTAGCATCCTTTTCATTTGTAATGAAAGAGTTATCTACATAATCCAAATCTTCCAATTCGTAGTATGTGATACTTCTATTCATTGGTAAGTTCGCTAAAATGGATACCACACGTGGTAAATAGTCCGTCATTTTAACAGTTGTAGTTGCATCCGCATCAGCCTCATGCACATAATCGCCTTTCATATTAACAATATGCTTATCATCAGCTACTGTTACATTAGCAACTACGCATTTTACCTTACGGCCTTTAGACAATACGTTACGGCTCTTAGTGTAAGATACTAATTCTGTTTGCCAATCTTTTTCAACTGTACATGCCCAGTTGTATTTCACTTTGTCTAATACCACTTTTACATCTGCAAATTCTGTTGTAGATGTTGGAACGTGTACTACTACCAATTTGTTTACGTTGACATAAAAACAACGTTTCAACAATTTCACGTTTTCTTCTGTGAATTTTTTCTTTGTGATGTCAGCCTCGAATTTGTAGATGTCATAACCTGCAGTAGGTTGTGTATCGTCCTTCAAGATGACTACTGCTGTACCACGTTCAGAACGCAATACTGCGGATACTGCCTTTTGTAAAAAGACAATATCAATATTTGGTAAGCCAATCGCCATGTTTTACCTCTTTTCTTTGCATTAAAAAAGCACCCACGCTGTGTGAGTGCTATTATTGATTTTCTTCGCTGGACTGTTGCCCATTGATTGCCAATTCTTCCATGTAAGGTGCATCTGCCTCTGGTCTTGGTTGATAGATTTTTACATCAAAGTTTGTAATGTAAGTCATATCTGCTTTATTGATAGTTTCTACTATCTCATCAGCAGTAAGGCTATATCCGTCAACTATCTGCAATGGAGTTGCCAATAATTCACGGATGCTTTCCCTAGCTTTTAGCAAGTCCAAATAACCTGTTAGCCGTTTTTCATTGAAATAGTATATATAAATGTTAAGCGTATCTCCCCTTAACAATTCCCCAATATCTTCGTTCTTGAAGTCTACAATTTCAATAAAAAATGACGGCCTTTCAAATCCCTCTGATATATCTCTATCATTTACATCACATCCCAGTAGTTCACGGCATCGCACTGTCAATGTTTTGATAATATCTACTGCAGTAACCACTAGCCTAACCCCTTTTCATCTAACATTTTGTCTATAAATTCTTCTGCCATGGATTGATACTCTGACGGAAATTCTTTAGTTGTCTTACCCATGATATTTTTACCACGTACAAAAGCCTCTCCTGTATTAGCAACTATTAATTTAGGCTTGCCTTGGTCTTTATGCCCCAACATAACATGGCCATGTTCAACTAACCACGCATGAGGTGCTGTATTTTTAACACGCACTTGCCATTCATCATGGCCGTACTTATACGCTCTATCACGTTTCAAACCTTTAATGAGGTTCTTTGTGCCTTGCGTAGTACCTTTTTTATAGTTTTCTTTTGCCTTGGATTTGAATTTATTTCCTGCACGTTGAAGGAAGTTCTTCGTATCCTTTGGAAATTTCTTATTTGCTAAATCCATGAGCTCTTTCGAAAACTCACTAAGCCCTTCCGTCTTAATATCAACACTCATCAGATAACTACCTCTGTGAATATCTCTAACCGCTCTTTGTTAAGATACGGATCCATAATATACAAAATGTCATATCGTTGCCCTTCAATGATTAACCACATATCTGGAGTTATATCATCTCTGTATCTGCATACGATTTTATGAGTGGTTCTTGCTAGTGTGGTATCGGCTACTCTACCGCTCAATAGTGTTCCTGTCTGTGGTATTACACCGCAATATAGATTTCCTATTACAGTATCCACAATAGGAAACTGCCCTAGTTCATTTATTTCTGTGGCTTTTCTATTAGCATGTATTTCTGCCTCATGTTGCAGTAGTGTGCTTAGTCTACCCTTGCGATACATGTTGATACCCCTCCATTAAGTTCATAGAGTACTTATCTAATATGGCTTGTGTTGTAGGGTTCACTATTGCGTTCTCTACTGCGGTATATGTGCGGTTATCGTAGAATTCACCGCACAATGCCAATACCGCAAGTGCCATATCATCATACTCATCTAAATCTTTAGGCTCTAACCCTGTATAGGTAGCACAATATGTAATTGCTGCAGATAGTACTAAGTCAAGAATTGGAGTTGTAAGCGTTGTGATTTCAACACGGATATAGTTAGCTACTATTTCTTTTGTTAATTCACTAACTTTCATCCTCTACACCTCTTCTTCTGTCTTTTTACTGTCTTTTACTGTCTTTTTACTGTCTTTTACAACTGTAATATAGCCAGCGTTTAATAAGTCATTGGCAATTTCTTCGTCATTAATTTCAATGATTTGGTTTAGAGAGGCGGTAACCGCCCCACTAAAACTTACTAATGCCTTATATTTCATAGGATTTTACCCCCTATTAAGCCATTTTCAATACTGCGATACGTTGTTGATCTACAATCTTGCCGTCCATTTCTACATAACCTGCTACACCAACCGCATATTGTGTGTAGAATCGCTCTTGCAATACAGAAATCTCGGCACTATCACCACTAATTTTTGTTGCATAGCCTTTAAGGTCTGCGAATACGGCTACTTTTTTACCTGTTGCAATCTTAGGCATATTATCGGATTCGTACACAGGACGGCCTAGCAATGTATATCCATAACCATTAGTCAAATCCTTGTTCAAAATGTAATTACCTTCTGTATCTTTCAATTTCGCACATGCTTTAAAGGTATCTGGATTCATAATGAACACACCAGCACTACGATACACTTGAGGTACTGCAAATTGTAAATCAATCAAATCATCAGCAGTAATTGCAGTTGCTGCAGCCGCTGTTACTGCGTTTGTAGCGTTCAAAATACCTTCGATTTTAGAAGTACCATTAATCATTTCGTTTTCTAAGAACGTAACAATTGCCTCTGCTACTTTAGTAATAACGTAGTTGACAATATCAAAACCAGAGTTATTGATTAAAGATTTAGACACTTTAGTCAATACACCTACTACATTGCCTTTCAATGTAACGGATTTGAATTTACCGCTTGTGGATTCAAGTTCTTGGAACTCACCAACATATGCACAAGTAGTTTTAGAGGTGGATTCATCTTCAACTGCGAATATCAAATCACCTTTTACATCGTAGAAATCGGAATTTTGAATGATTGGTGCGATGCTTTTTACTGTAGATATGATACGGCTTGCGATAGTGGAAGGAATAATTACGCCATTATCACCTTTAGAAAGGTTTACATCCGAACGAGTTTCTACATCAGAGTAATTTGTTTCACCTGTACGCAAGAAATTAGCAAATGCACGTTCTTCTGCTTGTGCAGTTGCTTTTGTATCTACTTCTTCAGATTTTTCATCATCAGAACCTACGGACATTAATTTGCGTTCTTCTTGTGCAAGTTTCAATGTCTTGTCGATGTCGGCTACTTCTTTTTGTAGACCTTCGAATTTTGTTGTTTCTTCTTCGTTAAGCGCACGTGTTTCTTCATCTGCCACTTTTACAAGGTTGTTCATTTCTTCAACCAAAGAATTGCGTTTTTCAATAAGTTTTTTCAAGTTCATGCTATCCTCTTTTCATTAAAAAAGCACCCACATATGGTGGATGCTATGCATTAAGTTTAGTTAAAATGTCATGATATTTTTGATTATTAGGCTTTTCTTCTTCATCTACCTTACGTTCTTCAATATCATACTCCAATGTGCCTGTTGCGGTTTCGTTAGATCTACATTCTAGTAAATCTTCACCTTCATCAGCACGCATGCTAATCGATGTTGCAATATATGCTGGTGTTATGCTAAGAATACTTACTTCACTAACATCAATCGCTTTCAATGTGCGAATTTCAGGCATATTTTCCTGTTTATCCCAGCTATCTTCTAGTTTTCTAAAACCAAAAGACCAACCTTTCAGCTTTCTTTCTTCCGCTAATTTGACTACTTCCGCATCAGATACAGTTGCTTTTGCATACAATCCAATGTTATCTTCACGCAATTCTAGCGAGCCGTCTTGTTGGTCTCCCAATTTACGGCGGTGATTAAACCGCAATTCTACATTATCATTACGTTGAAGTGCCGAATTAAACGCTCCAGTAGCTACTTTTTCAAGAAATTGACCTCTTACATCACGAATCGGCTTACTCAATCGCTCTGTTACGTTCACATATCCCTCAATTGTTGCTGCACCATTACGTACCTCAATCTTCACTATTCTCACCCCCTTTCTCTGCTTTTGCATGTGTTAAATCACCCAATACACCAGTGTTTGGTGTGTAAACCTGTTTAGTTTCTGGGTAATAGAATACATTTGCCAAGTTCATGCTTACAAAATCAATGCCCATTGGTGATAAATCTTCACGTTGACGGATTTCGTCAATGTTAATCCAGTTACTATCCAATGCAGTCTTATAAGCATTAAAGCGTGTGAGCATATCAGCTTTAAGTAAATCATTCATATCAAGGCTAAAATACAAGTTGCCTTTCTCTGTTTCAAGCAACATTGCTCTATTAATAGCTTGAATAAAGCAATTTACGATTGGCATAATTGTAGTTTTAACAAAAATATTAAATGCTTTCTCATCTGTAAATGTTTTTTCTGTAAAGCCAAATAATTTATAAATTAAGTCCGCATTTGTTTGCTTACTTTCATTTAGCTGATTTTCTACGGCGGTACTATCTGCACTTTCAAATGTAATGCCCTTATTCAGTACGATTACATCACTCTGACCAAGCTTAGATGTCATGTATCGCCATGCTTTTTTGAGTGCCTCTAAGGCTTTTACAGTCAAACGACCCTCAGATTTTAGGAATCCTTTGCGTACACCCTTACTAATCACTCCGTTTTCATACACCAAAGCATTGTACATACTCGATATATGCATTGCATTATCATCTAATAAGCCACGTCCACGCACACCATCTTTAGAATTTCGCACCGCACGCATGATATTGAAGTTATCATAGTAGTAACCATCGACTAAGTAATACACTACTCTGTCAATTAGCTTGCCATTATCTAGTACGCTTACCCTATTTTTAGGTAGATACTGTAATGATTCCGCATCATTTCCGTTCTTGCCTATGTAACAATAGCAAGAGCCCTCTAGGATTAGATCATTAATCATGGCTTGTTTTGTTTCAAACGCACCTAGTATTGAATTTGTTTCAATATTCAATAGCTTTGTACGCTCATCGTCCATGATTTCTGTTATCGTGTTTCCATTTCTTTTATATAAGCGAATTGGAATACCAGCAATAATACCAGATATAAGAAACAATGCACTTGCTACGGCTGGAACTGATAAAGCCTGTTGCCGTGTAACTGTTGTAGTTGCATCATAGCTAGGAAGTGTTAAATCCACCTCATCTGCAGTATCAATGAATGCATTTTCATCGGCTCGTGTTTCTGTTCCAAACAGATTTTTAACCCAACTCAATAAGTTTCACCCCCTTTCTATATCTGTACTACCCAATCAAGGGCACTATTTAACATGTAATTTTGATGTAATAGGTACATCGCATTGATGCCAGCTACTACCATATCTACCTTGCCTCGTGATTTTTTCTTATTCACATAGCGGTTCATATTGGTATCGTATACACATCGTGAGTTTTCAAAGTTGATTTCTAATAGTTTATTGCCTTTTTCATATACCAAATTGCCATCGGCTATCAGTTCTGCAAGCCATTTAGTTGCTGGATGTAACACACTAGAATGTTGTTTGATTTCAACCATGGTATATCCTGCATCTTCTAATTTTTGTGCAGTTGATAAAGCATTCCACCTATCATAGCCAATACCCAGCACCGTAACCCCAAATTTAGTTTCAATCGCCATAATAAAGCGTTCAATAGCACCATAATCTACAGTACGATTGCCACACGCAATACAATAGCAAGCATTAATAAAGTCACGATACGGGATGCGTTCTAGTTTAGATTTTTCATCCACTCTATCTTCTGGAATAAACGCCCTTGAATCAAGATATACTTTGCCTTCATCTTCATCATATGCCACCATTGATACTGCACAGTTATCTGTAGACAAAGCCAAGTCAACTCCTAGGAATACTTCACGGCCATTCCAATCGATATGATCTACTGCTCCTTTTTGTAAATCAGCAACGTTTACAAAACTTTCACTGCCAGCACCGCTATATATGATATTGCAATGTTTTGTAATAAAATTTTCACGCTTGCTTTCAATCTCAATAGCCACTTGCCGTTTAGCTTTCAAATCTTCCATAATTTCTGTTACTTCAATGGCTAATGGATTGCTTTGTTCTAGCACTTCATCATTCGTTGCCCACCCTTTTGTATCATCTGGCTCATATAATAAGGCGAACACCTTATCATCATCTACTGCACCATTCAATACACGCTTTGCATAATCCACTTCATCTTCAAATGGATTGTTTAGCGTAGGATATTTTGTTGAAATGATGAACCCTAGCTTATTGAGTATCGTCAATTGCCCTGACCTCATAGCCTCAATAGCGTATGTATTAGGCAATGCACCTGTTTCATCTACTAGAAATACACTAGGCAACTTACCATCTAACCGCCCTGTTGAGTAGTTAAGAGGTATGTATCTGTTCTCTGTTATGTTGCAATGGATATAATCACGCAACATTTTGAACTTTTCCTTGCCATTCATCTTGCCAAGCATAGCAGGACTACTACGCAATATTTCTTCAATGGCCGTTTTGATTTCACGTGACAATGAACCATCTGGAGCGACTGAATAAAATTTAGAAAACTTAGGTTCAATAAAGAAAAGCAAAATAAAAAGAACCGCAATCAAAAATGTTTTGCCGTTCTTTCTACAAATTTCCAATATTGCATTTTCATATCGTCTTTTATCTGGATTATCACGCTCAACTGTACACATAATCGCAATAATAAACAACCACTGAAAGCCAGCCATAGCATCATACACTGTTGCATTAGCCTTTAATCCTTTAGGCATAATCAATAATTTCAGCAATTCGCCAATGGTTCGCACCTTGTTTTCATCTATTTTGTATCTAGTATCCTTGTTATTTGCGATTGATAGGAACTCTTTCACCTGTAATTTTACAAACTTTGGAGCGTTTATCTTACCTTCTGCTACCGCCATTGCGTATTTGTAAGCAGTATGTTTCTTATCCAGTCATCCCACCCCCTTGCAATACATTTAGCAAAGGATCTGTTTCTTCGTCCTTTTGATTAGCAACTAATACACCTAGTTTCGCACGTGATTGAGGTGATAGGCATAATTCATCGCATAATTTCAAATATGTACGCACCAATTTCTCTTGTGTTCCTACAAATTCTCTATCAATAGCAAGGCTTGGTTTCCTTGCTACTTTTTTATTCGATGTGTTCAGCATATCCACTGCTACGCACGCTTGAATAATTGTTTGTGTATCTAATCTGCTTAACACTTTGGCTTGCCTTAATGCATCAACAATAAAGTTGAAAGCCTCTAACTGTGTCTTAGTTAAATAGCTTGGTGGCTCAATCACCGCATCATCTGTAAATGCATTTTCAACTGCCATACGTTTTTCTTTTTCTGCTTTGGTTAGATGTTTCTTTGTAGTCCTTGCTGATACTGCTTTTCTCATATGTCTACCTCCTTTCCTCTGTACTATGACTTTATAGAATACTTGCTATATAAATAAATATATATTCACGCACGCATGTCCCATTAGGGAAAATTGTGTAAATTGTGGTGAGCAGTACGGTCTGCCGATTTTTTCAAAATTACTTCTTGATGGTAGGGGGGGTACTAATTATTTTCTTAAGATACTCCGCCTTGTATTCTCCGTGGTCTGCCTTATGATGATGTGCCTTGCATAATGTTATAAGGTTGCTATGCTTAGTCCTCTTTCTCCATGCACTATGCAATGGTTCAATGTGATGCACGTCCAATCGTTCGCCTACACTAATATAGTTATCTTCGTGTAAACATAATCTACATAGATGCTTATCACGATCTAATACTTCTGCTCTGCAATCTTGCCACTCACTACTACTTCTAAACTTACGTTCTTTTATTCTACTTGCTGATGCATTGCTATGTTCCTGTTGGTAGTTTCGCTTTGGTTTGTTTGGACATTCTCCTTCGTGTATTCGTCCGCAATAACTACATGCTTTTAACATTGCATCACCTCTACTTCAATACAGCATTACTATTACGCTTTAACTTTCCATGAGTTCTTCTACATAATCCACAATGTGTTTTCCTTGCACTACTCTGTGTGATATAGCTTTGACATATTCCCTCATACTCAATTGTATCTGCAGTACAGATTCCATATTTATTATTTAAGCATCTGTTCCTGTTACAACATATCCTAGTCATACATCATATCCCATTGCTCTACGATTAATTGCATACACTTCATCATATGTTATCCCCTCACGTTCAGCTACTATCTTTAAACAATCTTCCTTTGTCGGATATTGTCCGCTATGAGTATTGATATGGCATTGTGTACATAGTTGTATTAGATTCTCTCTAATATCTCCACCACCACTACCACGTGTATTTATATGATGTGGTTCAATGGTTGTTCTATTTCCACACACTTCACATATTTGTGAGCGCACTTCTTGTATTGTTTTTCGTGAGGTAATTCTTTTGTGTTTCATTATTTCCTCCTGCAAATAAAAAGGACTACATCATATTGTGTTATGCATCCAATGTGATGTAGTCCTTTTATGTAGTTTTCTAATGAGGCAAGTAGTGTTCAACTCGTTTATGCCCACATACAGTATCTCATATATTGAGTGTCAAATAATAGCAACCTTTTTGTAAATTGCATCAAAATTTTTAATTGCTCTCTTATGTAGATTGTGAATGTTCTGTCTTGAACATCCTACCAGTTCCGCTACTTTCTCCCATGTGCATCCGTTTATGTATCTATCTATCAGTACTGTTCTTTGTTTAGTACTATGGATTTGATTAATCATAAACCTTGCACGTTCTCTTTCTTGAAAGTATGTACTCCATTCTCTCATAATCTCATCTGTAACCGCATCAAGGTTCGCAACTTTATCTGCAATGGTTATTGGTTGACCGCCACTAATTCTTTCCTTGCTATAATCAATTGCTTGTAGGCTCATTATATCCTGCCGCAATCTAAATATCTCCCTTTCCTTACATCTAATGTTCAAATCGGTGTCTCTAATTTGAATTAAATATTCCCTTCCTGTCATCGACTAATATCCCCTTGCTTATCAAG